CTTCCCAGTAAAATGGTTTCCAGACATAAAATAGGCGGATTTGACATTTTTAACTGGAAAAGGACGCAATGCCCTAAGTTTTCTCTGTAATGCATTGTATTTCAGTTAGTTATGAATCATTTCTCCGAAATTTGTTGATTTTTCAATTCTCTCCAGTTGATTGAGGGATAAAGCAATCTCTGAAGATGTGTTATCAAAAATCCCATAAAGGAATTGCGCGCGCACGCGTGAGGGAATAGTTGACTTACGTTCAAAAAGCATAGTTGACCCACGTTCAAAAGCGTAGTTGACTGGCGGTCAATAACTGCTTATCTGCATATTTGCATAGGCGGTTATACACGCATGGACATTGCGTATCTGCTTATTTGCTTAGGCGAATATGTAACAAAATGCTAGGGAAAAGCGACACGCGACCGACACAAAATCGACACAAATGCCAGAAAAATCGACACAATCCGTGTCAAAAGAGGCCTTTATGCAACAATGTTGCACGGAAAAAAGCCAAAAAAGTGCCGTAAATGCAACCATGTTGCAGCCCCCCATGCCATTTTTGGATCGTTTTCCACCTGGGGCCGCCACGTGATTTCTGGGGGTATAACCCAAAAAGTGCTTATTTCTGACAAAAAGTGTAAATGAAAACTGGCAAAATGTCGAAAAAGTGTTAGTTAAGTTGCTGATACTTAGAGAGATGCTCAAAATGCGCATTTTATCTTTAAAATAAATAAAAAAAAATATCTATTTATACATATCGTACATATATATATATATACGGACGTTTTTTCTGACATTTCTGTCATGCTTGTTTATTGGCATAGGGTTTGTATATTTGCCATGAACTAAAAATCTAATCTATGGAAGTTTACTTTGACCAAGAAGGTCGTGACAAACTACTACGTGGTGTCAAGACCATGTCGAGTGCTGTGAAGAGCACTCTTGGACCGAGTGGTAAGACGGTGATAATTGACTCTCCGAGCCACACTCGTGGTCTAACAATTACAAAGGACGGTGTTACAGTTGCTAAGAGCATTCACTTGAACGATCCAGTGGAGAACATGGCTGTTCGAATCGTTCGTGAGGCCAGTGAGAGGACTGCGATGACGGCAGGCGATGGGACAACCACTGCGGTGGTGATAACCGAGGCCCTTGTCGAGGGTGGGATGGCGTTGAACGCGGACTGGGGTACGGTAAAGAAGATCAACGAGCTGTCAGAGAGGACTGAGGGCTTGCTTGCCAAGATGGCAGTTCGGACGACTAAGCGTTGGATCGAGGACATTGCCACAATTTCTGCCAACAATGACAGGCACATTGGGAAACTAATCGCTGACACGTACAAGAAGATCGGGAAGAACGGTGTGGTGACGGTTGAGAAGTCGATGACTACGGAGACCTATGCTGAGGTGATCAAGGGTATTCGCATGGACCGTGGGTATACGAACAAATTGTTCGTGAACAACCAGAAGAATGACGAGTACGTTGCCGAGGACTGCTACATCTTGATGACAGACATTGAGCTATCGAGCATCACTCAGATCCAGAACGCACTTGCGCCAGTGATTGACAGTCGGAAACCATTGTTGATCGTTGCACCGTGCTCTGCGAACTTCACAAACACAATCGCAGCGAACGTGTTGAAGAACAACTTGAAGTACTGCATCGTGGAGCCACCTCAGTTTGGCTACAAGCAGCACGAGCTGATGCAAGACCTGGCGGTTGCGACAGGCGGACGGTTCTTCAGCCAGATGTCAGGAGATGACACAGCACTAATTGGCTTCGATGATCTTGGTTTCGCATCAAAGGTGGTAGTATCGAGAGACAAGACTGTGCTGGTTCCAGATCCAAAGACGGACAACACCGAGGCATTGGAGATTTTGGTGAGTGAATTGAAGCAAGCACATGACCAGGCGAACAAAAAGCAGGACAGAGACTTCATCAAGGAGCGTATATCGTACCTGACTGGTGGTGTTGGTATCATCCACGTGGGCGGTAACTCGGACGTTGAGCAAAAGGAGCTGTACGATAGGGTTGATGACTCAGTTTGTGCGGTTCAGTCAGCGATGGAGGAGGGCATTGTTGCAGGTGGAGGTCTCGCTCTGTATCGAATCGGTCAGCAGTTGCTGAATGAAAGCTATAACAACAGGGTTGTTGAGTGCTTTGTGACTGCAATCCAGGCTCCGTTCAATCAAATTATTAAAAATGCGGACCTAGATAGCGAATTTATCCTTGGGATGCTTCGAGATACATCAGGTAACGAGGGTATCAATGTTAAGACCAACGAGATCGGAGACATGTTCGACATGGGGATAGTTGATCCACTTAAGGTTACAAAGACCGCTTTGAAAAACGCCATCTCCGTGGCGACTACAATTTTAACTACAAACGCAATAATCGCAAATGAGACCAATAGGTAAGTATCTGGTAATCAGAAAAATAGAAAAAGAAGCCCGAACACAAGTCGGGCTTCTACTGTCAGCTGATGACAAAAATAAAATGCGCTATGGTATAGGTGAAATTGTCAAGGTTGGTGACGATGTTAAGTCGGTCAACGATGGCGAGTTTATCTACTATGATAAGTTTGCTTCTCATGAGATGATTATTGCTGGAGAGGTTTTGACTGTAATACTTGAGCGAGACGTTGTCGTTGTTCTTGAATCTCCTGACGTCTTTGGCGTTTAGCCTCCTTCATTTCCATGTTCATCTTTCTGATGAAGTTTCTCATGACCTTATCTGAGTAGACAGTGTCCTTGAGGAACATTGGGTTAGTGTGAGGGTCCATTGAGATCTCCTCACGGTTGAGCTTCTTGTACATTGCGTTCACTGCTCGTCTACCCTTCTCAGTAATTTCATAGAGGGCCCTAGAGTTGTATGTCTTTTCACGCCATACGTGAATCCATCCATTCTCTAGGAGCCTTCTAAATCTATCGATATCCCAGCTCAGTACGTTGTTGTACTCCTCAAATCTTTCGTTGTCAAAATAACCCTCGCTGTATAGGAACAGTAGCATGTCCAGGTCCTGACTTTTTAGGTTGTACTTGCGTAGTGTCCAGTAACGTATTACCCTCCAGTACTTTAGGTAGTCGTGCTCTGGGTGTCTTCTGTCGTATATTGGACGCTTGATATTTCTGATTGGGATGTTTTCTTTATCCCAAACTCTTTTTGCTCTCCTTTTGAATGAATTCATATTCGTATATTTGCAGTAAAGCTAAAAAAAAATATGAAGAGACCAACACTAAGTATGACTGGAATCGAGAAATGTATTCAGGTCAAGAAGGCAAACGATAAGAAAGAAGAGCTAGCCGAAGCTGTTATTGAGGCACTTGCCATGGTTAAGACTAAAGAAGCTCTTGGTTATGGTAAGAAAAAGTGAGATGAAGTGTAACTCTCCACAGAGAACACCATCACATCCTAAAAAATCACACGTTGTCAAGGCTTGCTCTGCTGGAAAGGAAAAGGTCATCCGTTTTGGTGAGCAAGGAGCGAAGACTGCTGGCAAACCGAAGGCTGGAGAGTCTGAGGCTATGAAGAAGAAAAGAGCGTCTTTTAAGGCAAGACATAGTAAAAATATTGCAAAAGGGCCAATGTCAGCAGCTTATTGGGCAGATAAGGTAAAATGGTGATGAAAAAGAAATCTACTGTTAACTCAGCTGGCAACTATACTAAGCCAACAATGAGGAAGGCTTTGTTTGAAAAGATCAAGGCTGGTAGTAAAGGTGGTGATCCTGGGGAGTGGTCGGCTCGAAAGGCACAGCTTCTTGCCAGTGAGTACAAGAAAAAAGGTGGAGGATACAAATGAAAAAGCAGCAGCAGGATCTAAATAGGTGGACTAAACAAAAATGGAGAACTCCTAGTGGTAAGCCATCTAAGGAGACTGGAGAGGTTTATGCACCTTATGCAACTATTTCTAAGTTGAAGTCTACTCCAGCTGGTAGAGCAAAGCTTGCTATGGCTAATAAAGAAAAGAGAGAGGCAACAAAATCTGGAAAACAATACGCTTCTCATGGTCTACACAAGAACAAGAAGAGGTAAAAAGTTGTATATTTGTCAAAACATTTAAGCTATGCCATTAAAGTCTGGAAAATCACAAAAAGTGATTAGTGAAAATATAAGAAAAGAGATTAAGGCTGGAAAGCCTAGAAAGCAAGCTATTGCTATTGCTCTTTCTAAAGCTGGTAAAAGTAAAAAATAATTAACCATGGAAGGACTCGGAGACGTAGTTGAAAAGGTAGTTGATTCCACAGGTATTTCTTATGTAGTAAAAAAAGTTGCTGGTAAGAAAGGTTGTGGTTGTGCTGCTAGAAAAGCTAAGTTAAACGAGTTATTTCCTTTTAAACAACAAGAAAATGGCAGTACAAAAATTACAAGCAGCTAGAGCTGCTGCTGTTACACCAAGTAATACTGTTGATATTCCTAATATTGCAAACCAGAACGGCCTAGATAATAAAGGCTGTGTTTTGTATGTTGGAACTGGAGGTACTTTAAGAGTTACTACCGCTGGTGGTGACGATGTGACCTTTACTGGTATCGTGAGTGGAACATTTGTTCCAGTTCAGGTTATTAAAGTATGGGCTAGTGGTACCTCAGCTCTAAACATTATAGCATTATGGTAATTGTAATTGGAATAATCATCGGATGAGATTTTCGGACTTTCTATTAGTAAGCAATCCTACGGATTTAGATTTTATTGTCGGTTATACTGATGAGCAAAACATTAGGATAAACGTATTAGATCTATTTGCTGGACAGATAATTGGATCTGGAACACCTGGGTATGTACCTTTATTTACTGCCGCTAACGTAATAGATGACTCAGTTATTTTTCAACATGGGTCAAATATTGTAATTGGTGGTGTAGATTCTTTAGGTTACAAGCTTGCTGTTAGTGGAAGTCTTTATAGTTCTAATGGAGCTGTAATAAATAGTACTGTTTCAGGTGCCGATGCACTTAGAGTTATTGGTGGAGATGGTGATATTTTTGTTATTCCAAATGATCTAGGTCAGTCTATATCTAGCTTAAGAAGAATAATTCATCCTCCAGCTGTTCTTACAACTGAGTCTGCAACACTTGGTCAGCTTAATACTGCGATATCTAACTTAGATAACCAAATTGATATCTTGCTTGATCTCAAGGTTGACAAGACGTCTGTTGGAGTTGCTAACGGGGTTGCTTCTCTAGATGCAGGTGGTAAGGTTCCATTGTCTCAGATTCCTGATTCTATTATTGGTCAGGTTCAGTACATGGGTACGTGGAACGCGTTTACAAATACTCCAACATTAAATCCTTTAGTTCCAGAAGAGAAAGGACATTACTATGTAGTTTCTGCCGCTGGAGTTTTTGGTGGTGTAGATTATGCAGTAGGTGACTGGATTATATCTAATGGAGTTATTTGGGAGAAAGTGGATAACACTGACGCTGTAACTAGCGTGTTTGGTAGAATCGGAGCTATTTTACCTTTAGAGGCTGACTACCAATCTTTCTACCCTAGACTTTCTCAGGCATACGATAATCCAACATGGATTAACAGCCTTGCATTTACAAAAATTACTGGAGTTCCTCCATTCCTTTTGGAGAACCAAACTATAACGCTATCTGGAGACGTTACAGGCAGCGGTAAGACGTCTATTTCTACAACCATATCAGATAACTCCGTAACAGATTCGAAGCTTAGAAACAGCGTAGGAACGTCTGTAATAGGACGTGCTGCTAACAGTACTGGAGACCCTGCTGACATACAAGCAAACTCTGATGGTCATGTGCTTTTAAGATCTGCTGGTAACCTGTTATTTGGACTTATTTCAAGCGATTCAATTTCTTCAATTAACTGGTCAAAGATCACTGGTACTCCTACTACACTAAGTGGATATGGTATTACTGATGCTTACACAAAGACTGAGTCTGACAATAAGTTTGTCCCTTACACTGGAGCAAACGCTAACGTCAACCTTGGTTCAAATAACATTACAGCTAACTCATTTATTAAGGCTGGAGGCACATCTTCTCAGTTTTTGAAAGCTGATGGGTCTGTTGATACTAGCCAATATGTACCAACTACTAGATCAATTAATGCTGGTACTGGACTTACTGGTGGAGGTAATTTATCTTCTGATGTTACTATTTCATTTGATACTACTTGGGGAGACATTAGATACGCATATAGAACTAGACAGCTTACTATTAACGGAACAACTTACGATCTATCAGCAGATAGAACATGGAACGTAGGTACCGTTACTAGCGTAGGTCTTAGCATGCCATCTGCATTTACTGTTTCTAATAGCCCTGTAAATGGATCTGGAACGCTTACTGTTGTTGGTGCTGGTACTACTGCTGATTACATACGTGGTGATGGCTCTCTAGCTGCATTCCCTTCTTTAGCAGGTTATGTTCCTTACACAGGTGCTACTCAAGATGTGGACCTTGGAACGTATGGATTGATTTCTGACTTCGTTAGGTTTAATCCATCAAGCAGCAACATTCCTTCTGCTGAGGGAGTGATGTCTTGGGACAATACTGATGGAACCGTTAGGCTTTCTGTAAAAGGAAATACTTATAGTGTTCCAATTGGACAAAGTGTTATCTCTAGAGTTAGAAATAGTACAGGAACAAATCTACTTAGAACAAACTATCAGGTTGTAAAGGTAGCAGGAGCACAGGGCCAGAGACTTGCAGTTACATTGGCACAAGCGAACAACGATGCAAACAGTGCATCCACACTTGGATTAGTTTGTGAGAATATATCTACTAATCAAGAAGGGTTCATTGTAAATATTGGTCAGATTGTAAACATAAATACTACTGGTAATCTTCAAGGTGAGACATGGCTTGATGGTGATGTGCTTTATTTGAGTCCAACCATTGCTGGTGCAATAACAAACATTAAGCCTGTTGCCCCACAGCATACTGTTATCATTGGATACGTTGAGTATGCTCATGCAAATAATGGTAAGATTTATGTAAAGATTGACAATGGATACGAGCTTGAGGAATTGCACGATGTTTCTGCTGAGCCATTTATAAATAACGGATTACTCTATAGAGACACTACTTTAAATCTTTGGAAGAGTGCAACTATTAGTACTATCCTTGGATATACTCCTGCTCCTCAGGGCAACTACATTACTGCGCTGACAGGTGAGGTTACTGCAAGTGGACCTGGTTCTGTAGCTGCTACATTATCAAACTCTGCTGTAACAGGAAAGGTGTTGACAGGATTGAATATCACTGGCAATGCAATTGTTAGTACAGATAGTATTCTTACTGCGTTTGGAAAACTCCAGAATCAAGTAAACCAATTAGTTGGCGGACTTCAGTATGAAGGAACTTGGAATGCATCGACTAACACCCCTACAATTACTTCAAGTGTTGGAACGGATGGTACATTCTATATTGTAAGCGTAGCAGGAACAACAAATATCAACGGAATTAATGATTGGCAGGTAGGTGACTGGATTGTATTCCATGATACTTCTTGGCAGAAGGTTGATAACAGTGACTCAGTAAGCAGTGTATTTGGAAGGGTTGGTAATATTGTTGCTAATCAATCTGACTACTCAGCATTCTATCCTTTAATAGCAGACATTAAGGATGGAGTTCTTACTGTTCAGGGTACAGGGGTGCTGTCAGGATCAGGTACGTTTAGTGCTAACCAGGCTACTAACAATACAATTACTCTTACACATAATTCTGTATCAAGAACAGATACAACATCTACTCAGACCCCATCCTTTGGTGGGTCATTTACAGTTGTTGACAGCGTTACATCATCTGCTCAGGGTCATATTACGGCTATTAATACTAAGACTGTAACTGTCCCTAGTACTATTGCTACTTCTACACAAACAGGACTGCTAAGTAATACTGATTGGGTTACATTTAATTCAAAGATGCCTGCAATTACTTTCAATGCTCCTTTGTTTATTGCAAGTGGCGGAGAGGTAGGTATTACTCAATCAAGTGGGTCTGTTAATGGATTCCTATCATCAACAGACTGGACAACCTTTAACAACAAGCAAAACGCTTTAACTAACCCAGTAACTGGAACAGGAGTTTTTGACAATGGGACAAATGTTGGAATTGGTACGGCAACTCCTCAATACTTATTAACAATTGGGAATGCTGCGAGTGGTTTTACAAGTGTTGCAACTATTGCATCAAGTGCAACTGGAGCAAGTGTTACAAATTTATTACTACAAAATACAAGCGGTAGTGAAACGGCAAGCACAGGAGTTAACTTAAACTTTAGCGGTGTTTCAAATTGGCTTGGTAGAATAAATGCTCAATTTGTTGGGGGGACTGGACTTGGTAATGCTGATATGACTTTTTGGACTCCTTCAGGAGGAACAATATCTGAACGAATGCGCATAACCGCAATAGGCAACCTTGGCTTAGGAGTTACACCTAGCGCTGGTGGATTAAGTGGTTATGTTTTGTTTGAACTTGCGAACGGGGGTGCATCAATATATAGCGGACCAAATCAAAATCTAAACGGGTCAAACATTTCTTGGAGCGGCGGTACTGCTTCTTATAAGATTAGTAATTTTGCAACTCTTTACAATCAGCAATCAGGACAACATCAATGGTTTAACGCCCCAAGCGGAACGGCTGGCAATGCTATCTCCTTTACCCAAGCGATGACCCTAACCAGCGGAGGCAACCTACTTGTCGGAACGACAACGGACGCTGGGTTTAAACTAGACGTTAACGGAACTGGCGTATTTAGAAATACATTGGCTCTTCAGTCAAGTGGAGTAAATGCGGTGCAACTTTCTTGGACTGGTTCAAATACTGGTCTTGTAAATCTATTTCATTCAGGCTCATTAACTACTCAAATTTTAGCGAGTGGAAATAGTTATTTTAACGGAGGCAACGTTGGCATCGGTACAAGTTCGCCTTTATTAAATCTACAAATTAACTCTGCAAGTGGGTCAAATTCAACGCTTGCATTTTCTGAAAATAACGGCCTTAAATGGTATACTAGATACAACGCTGGAGACGGTAGTTATTCAATTGTAGACGTTGTAAATTCAGCAACTAGATTGTTAATAAATACTAGCGGAAACGTTGGTATAGGTACAACTTCGCCAAATCAAACTGGTTATGGATTAGCAAGAGTTTTAACAATCCAAGCATCTGTCCAGCCAATATTAGAATTAGTTGGAAATGTTTATGATGCTCCAGGTGTATTTGGTGGAGGTGCAATTACATTTAGGAATCTTTCAGATAGAGTTGGAATTATCGGAGTTGAAAATTTAACAGGCAATCAGGGAAATTTAGCATTTTACACAAATAATGGAACGTCTTTATCCGAAAGAATGCGCATTACCTCAAGCGGCAACGTGCTGATTGGAACTACAACTAATTTAGGCTCTGAATTAAATGTTAATAGTACAATACGTGTAGGAGTAGCATTTGGCTTGGAGATGCTGGTACTCCTTATTGGAGTGTTGGAAGACCTGCTTCAAGTGGTAATTTCTCTATATCTAGTTACGCTCTAACAGCAATGACTATTCAGCCTACTACTGGCAACGTAGGTATCGGTACGACTAGTCCTAGTACTTTACTTCAAACAGTTAATGATTCAAATAATTCTGCAACTTTTTCTTCAAGATGGACTGCATCTGGTTTTTGGTCACAGTTAGAAATTAGAAACTATTCATCTAATTTGAACAACCAAAGTAGTCCACAATTTAGAATTATGCATAATTTTAATGATGGGGTTGATAATGGATACATAGGTTTTCATAGGGGAAGTGGGTTAAATGGTGGATTTTTATCTTTCGGTTCGAGCGGAGCAGAACGAATGCGCATCAACCCAAATGGCAATGTGCTGATTGGAACTACAACGGATAATGGAAACAGCTTAAGAGTAAATGGAAATGCATTTTTTGATAACAACATAGGTCTTTATGGTCAATTGTATTATACCTCTTTCTATTCAGCAGGTAATCCAGTTGACTTTATTAGAATAACATACGGGGGAGGAAGCGCTTGTGGAATAAAACTTACTGCATATAATCCTAATAATGGATTAAATTCAGATTTAGGTTTACAAGTAATGACTTCTGATGGTGTATATACTCAGCCATTGTACTTACAAGGATCTAACAATCGAGTAGGTATTGGTACTTCAAGCCCCCAAGTAACATTAGATGTAAGAGGCTCATCTCAAAATACTCCTGCCGCTACAATAGGCACAGGTTTATCTATAGGAAATTGGAGTGGTTTGCACTTTGGTTATGCAGAAGCTAATAATAATTTTTATAGAAAATCAGTTTTAGCTTTTGAAAGAACTGGAAATGCAGCGGAAGGTAAAATTCATCTTTTATTAAATAATGCTGCTGATACTTCAAATGCTAGTTTATCTGATTCTAAAATGGCTATTTTAGGCAACGGCAACGTTGGTATTGGAACAACTAATCCGACTCCTCACAATGGTTCAAATGCTTTAATTATTCAAGGAGGTGGTGGTGGTAGGGCAATTATGGAACTACATGATTCTTTTGCAAGTGGCAAAGCAGTTTTTCAACAAGTTGGTGGAGATACTTATTTAGGTTCACTTGGAAAAGGAAGTGGTTCGGGTGATTTATATCTACTAGTCAATGGTACAGGAACAAGTGCAAGTGTAAGCACATTATATAAAGCCAATGGCAACGTGCTGATTGGAACGACAAGTGCATACACATCTAGGCTAACTGTACAGGCAGCTGCTGCAAATAGACCAGCGATAAAAGCTGGATTTGGAGCATCGTCTGGTAATGGATATTGGGTATTAGGAGATAATTACACTCTTGATGAATCGTTAACATCTTATGGAATAGACTATTCTTCAGGTGACTTAGTCTTAGGTTCAATAGTTGCTCCATCTACAACAACAAGTGGCGCATTTATTTCAACTCAGGCGCAGTTTGGTAATCGTGGTTCTGCTATTAGAGTTGGTAATAGTGGTGACATTTACTTCTTTAGAGGTACTTCTACTTCAGTTGTATCTATTGGAGGTGCAAAGTCAATGACTGAGAGTATGCGAATCAACTCTAATGGAACAGTATCTATTTATGATAATGCTACAATAAATGGGACTGTTATAGGCGCTGACCAAACCTTTGGTAATCCTTATAGAACATTTGCATTTGGAAGTAATTCTAATGGATTTAATAGAATATTTGCAGCGTTTGATTCGTCAGATGGAATTTACATAAATGCAGCTACTGGACGTGGAGTAGTTTTTAGAGTAAATGGAGGTGGTACAAACGTAGCAACAATTACTTCAGGCGGTAACATGCTTATTGGAACTTCAACAGACGTTGGAGCAAGATTATATGTTGATGGAGCATTTAGAACGGGAACACTTACAGCAGGCACACAAACGGCCGCTGTTGATTGGAGATTAGGTAACGCTAGAGGTGGTGCTGCTACAGCAAACGCACTTGTAAGAGTACAAATAAATGGAGTATTAGTAGACTTAATAGGTAATTACGTATAACTATGAAAAAATTAGGCATATATAAATTGCATTGGATTGAGTCAGGGTATTTTTATATAGGCCAGTCTATTGATATTCAGAATAGGTTTAATCGTCACAAGTACTTGATGATTAATAATAAGAATAAAAGTGGATTTATTCAAAGCGTTTACAATAAGTACGGTATGCCTTCATTTGAAATATTGGAAGAATGTTTATATGATGATTTAAATTCTAGAGAGCAGCATTATTTGGATTTACATTTTGATGATGATAAGTGTTGCAATCTTAATAAGAATGCAGTGAGCTCAAAAGGACATAAGTATTCTAAGGAGACTATTGAAAGAATAAAGACTTTGAGAAAAGATTCATACAAAAAAGGTGAAGGACATCATAGCTTTGGCAAGAAAGCATCTATTGAATCAAGAAAAAAAATGTCTGAAGCTCAGAAGGGAGATAAATCAAAGAGAGCTAGAATTGTTTTAGACACTGAGTCTGGTGTTTTCTACAACTGCTTGAAAGATTTAACTGACTTGTACAATTTGAATCATAGAAATATGTCTAGATATTTATCAGGAGCAAGAAAAAATAAAACTATTTATATTTACGCTTAAACAAAATAACGATGAAAACAATTGACCCCGTATTTATTTGGGTAAATGGAACCCAAGACGAAGGAACTATTCTAAATGCATATTGCATTAATGACAATTTAAGTACCTCAGGAACATTTTACTATTCTATCTTGAGTGATGCTCAACAGCAGCTTGCTCAAGGCAACTTGACTATGACTGGAGAGGACTATCAAGCATGGCAGACAAATGATTATGCCTATGACTGGGTAGCAGCACAGCTGAACCTAACCATAACAGGTGACTATGTACCACCAGTTCCGTATCATCTTTCAAAACTTTCTAAAGAAGTTGAAAAAGAAATTGAACAACTTACTGAGTCTGAGAAGGAGTTATTTAAGAAGTACTTTGGAGAGACAGAGCCAGAGCAAACAAAGGAATTCTTTGAGAGTGAGGCATTTATCAACTACAGTACCGATAGAGCAGAGCTGTTTGATGAAGAGATTGACTTTAAAGATTTCTCTTTCTCAATTGATGATCTTGACTTTAAGTCAAGCGAATCATACCCAACATTCATTGAGCTATTCTTGAAATAGCTATATTTGTATCCATGAAGGATACAGTATTAAATATGGTAAAGAATTCCCATTTCAGCAGACGCTGTGGTGGGATTTCTTTTTGTCAATAGATTAACAAGATGCAAGTAAAAGCCCTATCCCCCTGGACTATCAGCGATAACATCACATTCGGATTTCACTCAGCATTCATTGGTACGCCAGTGATATACCTATTCGAGAGGTATGTGTTCAATGACTGGGACTTTCTAGTAAGCATAGGACTTCTAGTTTTCTTTGACACCGTGTTCGGTTCTTGGCTCGCAATTAAAGAGAAAAGATTTAGTGCCACTAAAGGTATGAGTGGCTTTATTAAGAAACTTGGCTACATAGCAATGTCGGTAATGCTTATTGGTATAATTGACAACGCAAAGATTGGAGGTAAGGAAAGTTTCTTTAGCGACATTATTGATTCAGCAGCGTTATCTGTACTTATGGCATTTGAGGCTGTGTCCGCGATTAAAAACCTTTACAAACTAAACCCTCCAAAATCCGTTAAGAGTCCTTTAGAAAAAATATTGAAAAGGCTATCTAACTGGATGGAGTCATGGTAAGAGATCTACAGAAGTCGCTTGGTGTTAAAGATGACGGGCTTATTGGCAAAGTAACTGTAAATAAGTTCGCGGAAAAGCACAAGTTAAACGCAGTAGAGTGTGCTCATTTTTTTGGACAGTGTGATCATGAGACAGCTGGATTTACAGCGTTTGTTGAGAACCTTAATTATTCAGCTCAAGGATTATTAAAAACTTTTCCAAAATATTTCAATGAAAAAACTGCTATGGCTAACGCGAGGAAGCCTCAAAACATTGCTAACATTGCTTATGCTAACAGGATGGGTAACGGTCCAGAATCGTCAGGAGACGGATGGAAGTACAGAGGAAGAACACCTATTCATCTAACTGGTAAAGCAAACTACGAACAAGCGTCAAAGCACTTTGGTATCGACTTTGTAGAGAACCCAGATCTTACACTTCAGTATGGTTTTGATATAGCCTTGTGGTTCTTCAAAAAAAATCGCATATTTGCATTATGTAAAGATTTGTCTGACGAATCAATAACCGCTGTAAGCAGGCGAATAAATGGAGGACTAAATGGAATTGATCAACGAATTAAAAAGACTAAAAAGTATTTCCATCCGTAGGTACTACACTCATCTACTAGCTGTAGTTGTTGGTTTTGTATTTGGAGTGCTTTCTATTCAGGAGAAAGAAGAGAAGGTTAAAATCAAGTATGAGACAAAGAACGTACCGTTTAAGGAGTATGTATTCATTGATGTCCCGAAGCCAAAGTACGTTAGAGATACTGTTATTAAAGAAGTAAAGTATCCAGTAAATGTTTTTGAGGGTGTACAGAAGACTGAGTTTGGAGATCTAGGTTATAAGGCTTCAACCGCTGGTCATCTTTTAGATTTAGAATTTAAGCCAGACTTTCAGATACCAGTAACAAATACAATAGTTGAAAAGACAATAGAGCGTTCGTCATTGTACGCAAACGCATCATATACAATTAACAATCACTTATCTGTAGGTCTAACATTTGTTCACAAGAAGTGGGAGTTAGGTTACAGTAGAGGGTTTGATAATTCAAACACAATAAGAATAGGAAGAAGAATATTTTAATAACAATCAAATGGCACAAATCGAAAAAACACAACTAGAAAAGATCCACAGTCTACGAGTAGCTTACGCAACAGCTAAGTTGAGAATTGCTGAGATCGAAATTGAAAAGCAGGGTCTTTTCATTCAACTTTCAAAGGTATCTGAAAAGATTGCTGAAGAAGAGGAAGCTATTAAGGCTGAGTTCGGAGAGGACGCAGTTATCGACCTTAAGACAGGCGAGGTGACCAATGGTAATTCGTAAAGTATCTATTGGTGCAGACTACAAGGGTAGTTCTATGCACTACGTTGTAGGTCAATCTGTTTTCAACGACACTTACAGAATACATCTTATTAGAGAGGTCAATAGACGTATCGAGATAATTGTTATTCACGGTGAAGAAGGATCAGGTGAGATTTACCTATGGAAGACCTTCAACGAGAACATGCCAGCAACTTTAGTGTTTAATCTTGATTTTGAATGAGGTCACCATTTCACTTTATTGTAGAGCCAGTAGGTGGTTCTAGATACGATAACGTGAAGAGCA